GATAACGTATCAACTCAGTACGTGACAATGAAGCCAAACGTACCTTACAAATCAGTAGTACGTAAAATTGATGACACTGTAACTTTCGCTGCAGGTACTTGTGATTTCACGCCGACAGGCACAATCACTTTGACTGAGCGCATCTTGACATTGGAAGAGTTCCAAGTTCAACGCCAAATCTGTAAGAAAGACTTCTTCATTGACTGGACTACTGCAGATGTAATGAGCGGCCGTGTAAATACCCAAATCCAAGATGCCATCATTGGCCGTTTGGTAGGTGGTATCGCTGCAGCTAACGAGACAATCATGTGGTCAGGTGTTAACGCAACAGCTGGTCAATACGATGGTTTCGAGACTTTGATTAAGGCAGCAGGTTCAGGTGCTGTATCTGCAGGTTCAGGTGCATTGAACGACACTAACATTATCGCAACTATTTGGGACGTAATCAACACTGCTCCTGCAGCTGTTAAAGGTGCTGCTGAGAAGCCAGCTATCTACATGGGACAGGCTGCATGGGAATCATACATGCAAGCACAAATCGCTGCAGGTAACGGATGGTACTTGACAGGTGGCCCTGAAGTATCTAAGCGTTTCGTAGGTATGTACGAAATCTACGTTTGTCCGGGTATGACTGCAAACAATATCATCTTCGCTCAACCTAGCAACTTGATGTTGGGTACATGGCAGGAGAACCAAATGAACGAAGTGTTCATCTTGGATATGCAGAACTTGGATGGATCACAGAACGTTCGCTACGGTGCACGTTTCTACTTGGGTGCTCAAATTGCAGTTGGTGAGGATATCACCTACTGGGGCGCATAATCTTAATTAATCATAGGGGCGGGCTTCGGCTTGCCCCTTTATAAAACTATATAGTATGGCTTGTGAATTAACAACTGGATTTACGCTCGGATGCCTTGAAGGTATCGGAGGTGTAAAAGAAATTTTGATTGCTAACTACGATGACTTCACTAGTGGTATCACTTATGGTGGCCCTGATGGTGAAGTTGACGGATTGCCTACTGCTACTATCTATCGTTACGTTCCATTTCGTAATTCAGGTTCATACGTTGAGACAGTAAACAAGAACTTGGAAACAGGTACTCTTTACTTCTCACAGGAAGTTCAATGGACTTTTGGTAAGTTGAATCAAGAGATGCGTAACGAGTTCTTGAATGTAGCAAAAGCTAAATTCATTTGTTTTGTACGTACCAATGATGATCAAATCTTGCTTCTTGGAGCGGGTGAAGGTGCGCAATTAACTGCGGGTACTGTACAATCAGGTGCGCAAAAGGCTGATTTGATGGGTTACCAAGTGACTGCTGTAGCTGAAGAACTTACTCCAGCTGTACACCTTGAACCGTTTACATCTGTACCTTTCGACAACTTCGCGGGTATTACTGTAAGCCCTGCTTACTAAGATTGTTTTCCGTTTGTGTGTATTCTTGTTGTATTGTAAAAAGGGCAGGTTATCTTTGACTTGCCCTTTTTAAATTTAAAAAAGGATGAATGGCATGATATATTTAGTCACAAATACAGCGAATCAAACTATCTTCTTGTCACTCGATGAAGCTCGCCAATACTTCGCGACACCATACACACATTATCTTCTTGTGCTGACGCATGAAGAAAACAGCACCACAGGCACAGACCTAGCACAGGTTGCCACTATAGTCAATGAGAACACACGAATCACACAACTTACTATTACAACAGTTGGCCTTACCTTAGCGGGCAGATACAGGTATGAAGTGTACGGACAAAATTCTAGTAGTAATACTAACCCGGCAAGTGGTCTTGTTATTGGTTTGGTGGAGCGTGGTTACGCTGTATTGAATCAGAATACTACATGGTTTGATGTTCCCGCTATAACGATACCAAATGATATAATCTATGAGCCATAACGAATCAAATATAGTATCCTTGAAACTTAGCGAATACGTAGCTAAGTCCGATGCCGAGAAACTTGACCGCAAAGGTTGGGTTAACTACGGAGATGCAAATGATTTCCCGCAATACTTACGCGACCTATCGCATGAATCTCCCGTACATGGTAGCCTTGTTGTTGCCATTGGTGACATGGTAGCCGGGAAGGGTATTAAGTCAGAGCAATACCAAGAGGAACTTGATGCACTTGATATAAATACTTTGACCTATGCAGCCGCCCACGACTTGAAGTTGTTTGGCGGTTTCTTTATTGAAGTGATTTGGTCTAATGACCGCACGGTTATAAGCAAGTTAAACGCGATACCATTTGAAGAATGCCGCATTGCGGTGAATCAGGACGATGATAGTGAGATAGGTATATTCCATAGCTACGACTGGAGCAACACACGCAAGAAAAAGAACACGCCTGAGTTCATACCCAAGTATAATTACTTGACACGTATGGAAGAGCCGCGCCAAATCTATTGGTGCTTTACCTATACAGGAAGCGATGTATACCCACGCCCCGACTACTGGAGTGCGATTAACTACATCGAACTAGATAAGCAGATTTCGATATTCCATATCAACCAAATATCAAACGGGTTATTCCCTTCAACCATTATCAACTTCTACAACGGCCAAGCAACGCCCGAGCAGAAGCAGCAAATGATGATGGACTGGGAGAACAAGATGAGTGGTGCGCGTAACGCAGGAAAGGTGGTAATGTTCTTTAACGAGCGCGATCAACCTAAGACTGAGATAACACCATTCCCCGTAAACGATGCGGACAAGCAGTATCAATTAATGGATACAACCGCAACACAAAAGATAATCACAGCACACCGCGTTACTACGCCACTTCTTTTCGGTATTCGCGACACGGGCGGTGGATTTGGTAGCAACAAAGATGAAATGGCTACAGGTTTGGAAATATTCAACAAGCAAGTAGTAGAACCTTATCAAGCAAAAATCAATAAGAGTATCACCGAACTATTGAGCAATCAAATGCCGGGTGTAAACTTTATGATTGTGCCTAATACACCATTAATCACAGAGCAGGTGGCAGTAGCACCCGATGCGAATGCAACAGGTAATGTTGCTGCTCCTGCATCTTTGGATGCTGAACAAATCAGTTCAATCGTACAGGCTACATTGATGGCCTTTGAAAAAAAAAAAGTAGATGATACGGCGGGTGATGCGCTAATCGCATTAGGTGAAGATTGGAATGAGGATTGGATTCTAATTGATAGCTACAACGCAGATGAAGAAATTGAGCATGAGTTTGCGGTGCGTACGGGTGCAGCACGGCCTGCCGCTAAGAGCGAGCAAGATGCCGTGGTGGATGGCAAGTACTTTATTACTCGTTACGTTTACGCAGGTAGCTTTACGCATGATAATATGCGCCCATTCTGTAAAAAGATGGTGGAGGCGGGCAAGCTATACCGCAAAGAAGACATCGTAGCTATGGAAAATGTGGCGGTGAATCCGGGATGGGGACCTGAAGGCGCAGACACTTACGATATATGGTTTTACAAGGGTGGTGGTAACTGCCGACACTTTTGGGAGAAGCGTGTGTATGTAGATGCTAAGGGTGCAAAGATTAACCCTAATGACCCAGATGCAAAGCGTATCGCTGTGAGCATGGCTGAACGCATGGGCTACAAGGTGCGTAATAACGCATTAGTGGCTAAGCTACCTGAAGACATGCCCTATAACGGCTTCCTACCTACTAACCCTATTTACGGCAATCAATAATTACAACTATGGCAGAAGTATTATTAATTTCAGAGAACTACATAAAGAAATACACCACCGTGAATGGTAGTGTTGACCCGAATATACTTTACCCTTCGGTATATCTTGCACAGGACAAGTGGTTGCTTCCCTTTTTGGGAACTGATTTGCTTAACAAGATTAAGGCCGATGTAGCTGCGGGCACAATTAGTGGCAACTATGAAATCCTTTTAGAAGATTACATCCAAAAGATGCTGCTATGGTGGGTGATGGTGGACGTTACGCCAAACCTGTGCTATCGTATGGACAATGGCACGTTAGTACAACGCCAATCAGAGGACACTGTGCCCGTATCGGATTTGGTTATGAAGGATATGATAGACAGGGCACGCCAAAACGCGGAGCATTATACCACTTTGCTAGTCGATTACTTGTGTGCTAACAACGCTTTGTTCCCCGAATACTCAACAGCGCAATGGCCCGACCGCTCACCACGTACGGACGTTACCAACACGCTAAACTATCAATTCAGCACCGGTAACACGTCGACTTCATTCCGCCCTACT